ATATGACAGTCAATACTGTAGTTAAAAAACGATTTAACGACGTTATACTGTATGCAAAAGATTCTGTAAAAGCTCTTAATGAAGATGCGTGGGTTCAAGATTATTTTTTCGTTGGTAAACCTAGTCCTATGAATATATTAGCTGAAATGTTTGATGATATATTTGGAAAGAATGTTAACTATGATATGAAAAATTATGAAGGTCCTGTCTTAATGCATTGTTTACAGCCCTACCATTTGATCAAAAGAGGTATACATATATCTACTTTTAAGGAAGGAGGGGTCTTAATTAGAGACTCCTATAGATTTAATAAAGATATGTCTCCAGAAACTACTTCTATAACAGTAGGTAACAATACCATAAAGCAGCAAGCTAACACGAATACAGGTTGGTCTAAAATACTACCTTCAGATAATCAGGTATTAAGATTACTAGAATCAAAAGGTCCATTATGGATGTTAGATCCTAAGAATGGAAACTTTATTAAGGAGTATTATAAAAATTCGACAAAATGAAAATAGCTAATAGTAAATTTAATAGACAAGGATATTACACAGAGCCTACTTTAGATGTAGATATACTACGTGATCCTAAATGTGTAGATTTATTTGACCAAAACGGTTATCATTTAACTAAAGCTGAACAAGCTTTTTTAGTACCTAATGGATATGACCCTATTGAAAGAAGACATGAAGACTGTCTTAGACAAGACTGGATAATTTGGGATAAGAGAGAAGGAGCACATATTAATCACTCAGATATATTTGAAAGAAAAGGATTTAATGGCAACGCTAAATTACAGCTAGAAAAGATGGCTATCCTTAATCCTATGCTTTACAAAGTTATTAAAATGAAACCTAAATGGGGAATAGATATCTCTATAGATTATGTATCAGAAGATGCAGTATTTGAAGTATTTCATTACGAATGGGATTCATTTGATTATGAAGCAGTACAGGAAAAAAAATTAGAACTAGAGCAATTTGTCATACATAAAGATTGGGATGATATTGCTACTTTGTTATGGGCAAGAAAAAAAGAATGGTTATATTTAGATTTCTTTGAACAAACTAAATGGCGTACTGATTTTTTTGGTCTATCACCGGAAAAATTTAAAAATGTTATTTGGGAAGAGTAATCTATTTATTTATATACGTATATAAAGGATCAAAACATGACTTATCAAGAAATACAAGACCGCTTGTCTAAGTGTGAAAAGACACTCAAAGATTTAAAAGCCGGTAATTATTCTAATCTTTCTACTAAAAAAACTAAACTTCAAGTAGAAAAACTTACTATTTTAAGAGAATCTTTACAAAAACAATTAAAAGAAGCTAATGGAACTGTTAATACTGCTGATCCTGACCAGGCAGAGAAATTAGCTGATAAAGGAGTTAATGTAAATTTAGTAGATAAAGATGAGTTAGAAACAAATGAAGGAGGTTTTGATCAAAATGAAACTGCTAAAATAGCAGCAAGTGTTGGTAAGGCAGCTGTTCTAGCACTTAACGACATGGGAGAAAATATCTCCAAAGCTAGAGTTATTAATATTAAACCCGATACTTTCGACATCAGAATTACTTTTGCTAATGATAGCGAAGAAGTTTATCAATTTTATATTAGTGAAAATGATAGATTAATGCTTAAACAACCTTCCTATGATAGAGATTTAGCTGACGTAGGAGAAAGTCCATCAGGCGCTGTTATAAATATAGATGTAGTAAAAGATGCATTTGGTAAAGAATTAAAAAGTATAATGTCCGAAACTATGACAGATAAAGAATTTCAAGATGCTAAAGAAGCAGAAAGATTAGAAAAACACCCAGAAAGAGATAAAATTAAAAAAATACAAGCTCTTATTAATAAAGAAAGAAGGCTTAAAAATACTAAAGAGAGTTTAGTAGAAAGAGAATATGCTGCCGATAAATATAATGTTAACGTGCATGGATATCAGACTAAGTATTATAAGATTTGCCCAGGAGCTAAAGCTTTCATGCAAGACGTAGTAGATGGTGAATATGGAGACCTCAATAAAGAAGAAGTAATTAGAATAGGTAAATTGCATGATTTATTGTTTATGCATGAAATAAAAGCTTTAAAAGACTCAGCTTATGCTGCTAAGATTCTTAATACAGCTGAGTATATAGTTGAGACTATTAAAGACCAAGTTCAATCTATGGGCATAAACGTAAAAAATGTAGACTACTTAGATGGTCATATTGAAAAAATTAAAGACGCAGCTGAAGGAATAAAAGAAGGAGAAGGAGATGATCATCACTATATAAAAGTACCTAGATCACAATATAAAAAGGCACAAAGAGTTATTGATGATGTTTTACGTAATGACGTATACGGAGGACATAAACACGATATAGTAGATAATGATGGTAGAGGTAACGTTATATTTTATTTTATGGGACCTGAAGAAAAAGCTATCACTTATGATGCAGTTGTTTATTTAAGAAATTCAGATGTAGATGTAGTAGATTCATCAGTAGAAGATATAGAAGAAGGTGATGGAATGACTACTAAGATAAAATTATCAGATGGTGATCCTACTAATATGGCTTATACCAAAAAAGTAAAAGAAGCAGAATTATCTAAAGCTGAAAAAGGACAAGTTAAGAAGATAGTTAAGCAGTTGAAAAAATCTGTTAAAGGTCATGGAGCTCAAGCTAAATATTTAGATACGTTAGTCAAAGAAGTTCGAGGTGATATGGATACTATAAAAGATATAATAAGAACTAGGGCTAATCAAACAGGATTTGAAGAAAGAGAAGAAGCTGCCGAAATTATAGCAGCATTAGCGTTAGATTATAAACTTAGTCTTAAAACTATACAAAATTATATGGATTCAGACGAACCTGTTAATCCATTTAGTGTAAATGAAGATGATTTAGTATCTATTACTGACGGACAATATGCATATATTAAAGGAATAATTGATATTCTTAAATCAGGTGAAATGCCTAAAGATATTGAATATAGAAAAGAAGCTATAAAAGCTTTAGCTAGTTTATTAAGAAACCCTAGTAGTATAAAAGAAGATATGGACGTTGGTCATCAAGACGATGAGCCTAGTATGTTGAAAAGTACTGCTTATGAATCTGCCTCATATGCAGCTAAATTATATAAAAAATTAGCTAAATATGATCAATTCGATGGAGAAGTAGATTTTCCAAACTGGTGGCAAAGTAAACTAATTTTAGCTAAAGATTATTTATCGAAAGCTTTCCATTATTTAGATTCAAAAGAAAAGCAACCTATGTTAGATAAACTAGCTTTAGAAAATAAAGGAGTAACTGAAAACGCTGATCAAGATGAAGCTCTTAGAGAATTAAGAGATATAGTTGACCAAGTAGAAGAGCTAGGCGATACAGCTCGTCAAATAGTAAGACAAAATTTTCCTAACGAAATGTCCAGAATGGAAGGATACGGAGTATTCAATTTAGCTTACTCTAATAACAGATATGATACTACATTAGGTAGTGAAGTAGATAGATTAGAAGAATATGGATATGATGATTTAGAAGATGACGATTATCCTAATGAAGCATTAGATAGTGATTTACCAAAAGGTAAACATTCAATAGCTACATTACAGAAAATTCATGGAATGATAGTAGATAAGATGAAGGAGCTTGCAAAGCTATATAAGAAAAAAGGCGGCGAGCATGAGTATAGAGGACATTCAGTAATAGATCATTTAAAGTCTCTAAATAGAAAAAAGAAACAAGTTGAAGATGCTTTAGACAAAGCGGTAGCTAATAAAGATAGAAATCAACAATTAGACCCTAATGTAGATGAAAAAGCTCCTGGATATAAACACGATTGTGCTGCTAAAGTAGTACATGAAAAATATGGTAAAGGCGACTGTATTCCAGAAAAGCATACTTTAGTTAAAGAAGGTAATAAATATGTAGTTACTCATTATGATGTATTATTTGAAAGTGGTAAGACAGTGAAAGATATACCTGTTAGTGAATTAGATATTAAAACTTCAAACGAACATTGGCATAAAGGTTACAAGAAAAAAAGCAAATAATAATATGAAAAGAAAAGATCTAGAAAATATTATTTTACAATCTTACACAGATATTCTTTTAGAACAAGAAGATGATGATAGCTTTGATTTAGAAAAAGATTTTAAAGAGCCTAATACTATTCAGTGGAAAGATATTCCTGATAACATAAAAAAAGGTTTTAAAAAAAACGTTAGCTGGAGAGGTAGACCTGCTCCTGGACATCCAGATAGAGATTATGTAGATAAGGACTATGAAAGTTATTATTATACAGTTTCGTATGATAAAGTTACTGGAGCTGTAAAACATGCTATTATAAGACTTCCTTCATTTGAAAATTTATATAATAGATATTCTAAAATACTTAAGGATATAAAAGTACTTATGGGAAGAGATGCTGTAAAAGCAGATCAAGATGCTAAGGATCTTTTTGAATTAATGAAAACTAACTTCAGAAAACTTCAAAGTTATCTAAGGAAAAATCATCCTGAACAATATGAAAGATTTAAAATGAGAAGAGTGATGGAAGAAGATATTGAAGCAGGAACAAAATTAAAAGGTACCTTTGGTTCTTATTTCAGACTATTAAATGAAAGTTTATTAGATCAAATTAAAGAACAAGAACCTGAACCAGAAGAAGCTCCTGATACAGATGCTCCTAAAGATACAGTATTAGAAGACAGTACAGATAAAATTTTAAATAAATTTCCTACTTTGAAAAATGCTTTAGTTAAACTACAAACTGAAGATTTTAAAGATTTCGTAGAAAGTATAGATTGGGTATCTCCAAGACCTACTTCTTTCAGAATAAATCTGAAAAATGGTCAAGACTACATACTTAAGTGGATGGGAGAAGGTTTTCAAGCTCAAATAATGGGTAAAAGATACTACTTAAATACTATTAATGATTATCAACAAGCTTTGGATAAATTAGAAGTTCTCTATAGACAATCACCTTTACCAAGTCAAGCAGGAGAAGAAGGAGAAGGAGCAGCTGATGATTTTGGCTCAGCTGATACAGGCGGAGGAGATTTTCCTGGAGCTGATGCAGGGACTGGAGCTGGTTCTGACTTAGATACTCCTGATGTAGGAGGAGAAGAAGGCGGAGCAGACTTAACAGATGAACCTATTGATTTCGAAGCTGGAGAAGAACCAGAAGCATAATGAACGTAACAGATAAATTATATACCGAATGGGCCTGGAGGTCTAAAACAGGCACACCGGATATTAACGATCCGGAAGATAAAGCTTTATTAGATAGTATTATAGCTGAACTAACTGAACAAACTGAATCACCTTACTCTCAACTACAAACTAATATATCAAAAATTCAAGACGACCCTGAAGCAGTTGATTTTCTAAATAGATATGTTAATAATAGAAGATTCAGAGCTCCATTTGATGAATATATAGCTAACCAGAATATAGATAGTAGTACTTTAGAAGATACCGATGCACCTGATGCTATTTTTAATATCTTATCAAAGAATGGAGACTTAGAAACTTATATGAACAACCTTGATAAACTACCAGGTTTTGAATCTTTAGATACGAGCGGTAATTTAGTGACTGCTTTAGATTCTATAGTATCAAAAGAATCAGCTAACGCTTTAATAAGATTAGGTGGAATGGAAGGAGGAAGAGGTGTAGGAAAAGCTGAATTAGGTATAGCTACTTTATGTAAAGATGTACAAATGATGAAAGGACAAGCAGGTGATTTGAATTGGAATGGATACTTAGAGGTAAAAGGTACTGCTGCTCGTTTAGGAAAAAGAGATCATGAATTTACAGGAGGTAAAAAACTTATAGATTTAGCAACTGCTAATGATATTGAAAATGTTACTCAAGGTAGAACTAGTATCTATAATGCACCTGAAATTTTAGCAAGTGAATTGCTTAAAAAAGGAGTTGATCAAAATACTATATTAACTGCGTTAAAAGATGACTTCGGTCAAGTATATAGTGAAAAAGCTCTTAAACTTATTAAAAATATAAAAGACTTATCTGTTGAGATGAGATTAGCCTATTTTACTAATTACTGGTTTGGCGAAGGAGTAAAGCATATAATATTTGTAGCAACAGGAAATAATGGATTTGGTAACTACCTGTCCTTTAATTATGACCAAGCTATAGAGTATATAAAAAAGAACCCTACAGGTTTCTGTAGTCCTATTAGGTACAATCAGTTAGCTCCTCAAGTATTTAGAAGTGGAATTAAGGTTAAATAGTTATGGCACAAGATATAAAAAAAATAATCGCACAAGAATATCTTAAGTGCGCTAAAGATCCGGCATACTTTATGAGAAAGTATTGCTATATTCAACATCCTACTAGAGGAAGAATACTTTTTAATTTATATCCTTTCCAAGATAAAATACTTCACTTATTTAAAGATAATCAATATAATATTGTATTAAAATCAAGACAATTAGGTATATCAACCCTATCAGCTGCATACTCTTTATGGTTAATGATTTTTCATAAAGATAAAAACGTACTTGCATTAGCTACTACTCAAGCTACAGCTAGAAACTTAGTTACTAAAGTAATCTTTATGTATGACCAATTACCTAAATGGTTAAGATTACCGCATGTAGAAAAAAACAAATTATCTTTAAGATTAAAAAATGGTTCAAGAATAGCAGCTAAATCTTCAAATACAGATGCTGCAAGATCAGAAGCAGTTTCTTTACTATTAATAGATGAGGCAGCTTTTATAGATAATATTGACGAAACGTTTACAGCTGCTCAACAAACCCTAGCTACCGGTGGACAGTGTCTTGCTTTATCTACTCCTAACGGTGTAGGTAACTGGTTTCATTTAACCTGGGAGAAAGCAGTTATAAAGGAAAATAGCTTTTGTCCTATTAGACTACCTTGGACCGTCCATCCTGAACGTAATCAAGAATGGAGGGAACAACAAGACTCTGATCTTGGACCTAGAATGGCTGGTCAAGAATGTGACTGTGACTTTTTAGCTTCTGGTGATACGGTGTTCGAACCAGAAGATATGACTTACTATGAGCAAACATATGAAAAAGATCCTATGGAAAGGAGGGGCGTAGATGGTAACTTATGGATCTGGGAACAAGCTGATTACTCTAAGTCATATATGGTTTGTGCTGACGTAGCAAGAGGAGATTCGACCGACTACTCAGCATTTCATGTTTTTGATATAGACCAATGTGTACAGGTAGCTGAATATAAAGGTAAGATATCTCCTAAAGATTTTGGTAATGTACTGGTCGCTATAGCATCTGAATATAATGATGCATTATTAGTAGTAGAAAATGCAAATATAGGCTGGGCTACTATAGAACAGATAATGGAAAGAGAATATAGAAATTTATATTATAGCCCTACTAATCAAATGGATACTGTAGAATCTTATATGCATAAGTACGAAAGAGATAAACTAGTTCCTGGTTTTACTATGTCTATGAGAACAAGACCCTTAGTTATTGCTAAAATGATAGAGTATGTTAGAGAAAAAGCAGTAACTTTTCAATCTAAAAGACTTATACAGGAAATGCGAGTTTTTATATGGAAAAATGGAAAAGCTCAAGCTCAAGATAGATATAATGATGATTTACTTATGGCTTGTGCAACAGCGCTATACGTTAGAGATACAGCTTTAAGGTTAAGACAACAAGGAATGGACTTAGCAAGAGCTCAATTATCTTCGTTCTCTAACTTAAATGCTAAGAATAAAGCTGTTATAAAAACAGTTGGAATTCAGCAGAATAATCCTTATCTTATAAAGACGCCGGGTGGTCAAGAGGACATATCCTGGTTAGTAAAATAGAAATGACTATTTATATATATAAATTTAAATTATAATGGCAGATACATCATTATTTGGTAGACTAAAAAGATTATTTTCTAACGATATAGTAGTTAGAAATGTAGGAGGTAACGAGCTTAAAATAGCAGATGTAAACCAAATTCAAACAACAGGTAGATACCAGACAAACTCATTAATAGATAGATTTAGTAGATTATATATTTACAATAATAAAAATATTTTTAATCCTAACTTAAACTATCAAACTTTAAGAATCCAGCTTTATTCAGATTATGAAGCTATGGATACAGATCCTATTATAGCATCTGCACTAGATATAATAGCTGACGAAGCAACAGTAAAAAACGATCAGAATGAAATACTAAGTATTAAATCTTCTGATGAAAATATTCAAAGAGTACTTTATAATTTATTTTACGATGTTCTTAATATTGAATTCAACCTTTGGTCTTGGACTCGTAATATGTGTAAATACGGAGACTTTTTCTTAAAACTAGAAATAGCTGAAAAGTTTGGAGTTTATAATGTATTACCGTATACTGTTTACCACATGGTAAGAAGAGAAGGAGAAGATCCTGAAAATCCTGCTAAAGTTATTTTTCAATTAGATCCTGACGGTTTAGCTTCTTCTCAACATCCTAATTATTTACCAAAAAGAAAAAATGATAGAAGAGTAGTAGAATTCGATAATTACGAAGTAGCACATTTTAGATTAATCTCAGATACTTCTTACTTACCTTACGGAAGATCTTATTTAGAGCCTGCTAGAAAAATATTTAAACAGGTAACTTTAATGGAAGATGCTATGTTAATTCATAGGATTATGAGAGCACCTGAAAAGAGAATGTTCTATATAAATGTAGGAAATGTACCTCCTAATGAAGTAGAGCAGTTTATGCAAAAGACTATCAATCAAATGAAAAAAACTCCTCATATTGATAAAAACGGTCAGTATAATTTAAAATTTAATATTCAGAATATGATGGAAGATTTTTATCTTCCAGTTAGAGGAGGAGATTCTGCTACTAGGATAGAGACTACTAAAGGTTTAGAATATGATGGTACTAATGACGTAGGTTATTTACAAGCTAAGATGTTTGCTGCTTTAAAAATACCAAAAGCATATTTTGGATATGAAGGAGAACTTCAAGGCAAAGCCACTTTAGCAGCAGAAGATATTAGATTCGCTAGAACGGTAGAGAGGATTCAAAGAATAATGGAATCTGAGCTTACTAAAATAGCTTTAGTACATTTATATTCTCAAGGATTTACAGGAGAAAGTTTAACTAATTTTGAAATAAAATTAACTACTCCGTCTATTATCTTTGAACAAGAAAAAATAGCTTTACTTAAAGAAAAAATTGATCTAGCTAATCAAATGAAAGATACTAAGCTGTTCTCATCAGACCATATTTACGAAAAGATTTTCGATATGTCTGAAGATCAATATAATGAGATGAGAGATTTAGTTAGAGAAGATTCTAAGAGAATGTTTAGGTTAGCTCAGATAGAAGGAGAAGGAAATGATCCAGCTAAATCAGGAACTACTTACGGTACTCCTCATGATCTAGCTTCTATGTACGGTAGAAGATCTACTAATACTCCTAAAGGTGCAGGACCTGATGAAGTTCCAATGGGATATGAAGAACCGCCAAAACATGGTGAACCTGGACCAGAAGGAGGAAGACCTAGAGAAAAAATGTCGGTTTATGGAACTAATGATAATCCTATGGGAGGCAGAGACCCGCTAGGTCAACATGGTATGAAAGGAGGATATCCATCAGATAATGATAATGTTATGGAAAATACGTCTACTCAGACAGTTTACCTTCAAAATAAAGAGGATTTAAAAAATATAGTCTTTAAAAAGTCTAAGAAGGACGAGAGTAACCTTCTTAAAGAAGATAATATTAAAGATTTAGGTAACTAATACATATTTATAATAGTAAACGTATATAATGAAAATAAAGCATTCAAAGTATCGTAATACTGGACTTATATTTGAGTTGCTAGTTAAACAAATAGCAGCAGATACCCTTGATAATAAAGATTCAAACGCTATAGGTATACTTAAAACATACTTTAGCAATAAAACATCTTTAGCCAAAGAGTATAAATTATATGAATTCGTATTAAAAAATAGCAAGCTTACACAAAGTAAAGCAGAAGCTGTCTTATCAACGATTACTGAGGTTTCGAGAAAATTAAGCCAAAGCACACTCAAGAATCAAAAGTATAAGTTGATATCAGAAATCAAAAAACACTACGATTTAGATGAGTTTTTCGGTATGGAAGTTAGAGATTATAAAGCTTTAGCTGCATTATACTGTTTATTAGAAGCTCAAAATAATTCTGAGATAGTTGATCCTAATATATTAGTTGAAAATAAATTTACTATATTAGAGCACTTAACTTCAAACCCTCAAGAATTAGAAGCAGTAAAAGATAGTTTAATAGAAGATTATAGTAAGTATGATAAAGATTTAAAGATGCTTACATTTAAAATACTATTAGAAAAATTTAATAGTAAATATAAAGATCTTCTTCCTGAACAAAAAAATATTCTTAAAGAATTTATAACATCAGTAAATTCAAATAGAAGGCTCTTTAATTTAGTCAATAAAGAATTAGATAATATACTCAAAGAAGTTAATTCATTATTAAAAAAAGTTAAAGACGATGTTATTAAAATTAAACTACAAGAAGTTATAAAAGGTATAAAACCTTTGACTAAGAGTGAAAAAGTAAATGACACTCATCTTGTAAACTTAATGCAATATTACGATCTAGTTAATGAGTTAAAAAACTTATGACAAGATCTGATGTAGTAAAATTAGTAAGAGAAGTGCTTCAAGAGTTACGAGAAGCTAATGTAACTGGCGGAGGAGCATCGTTTACTCCTGGTGAAGGAGGGCAGTATGCAACACCTTTTGCTTTTGGCAAAGGTAAGAGAGCAAAAAAAAGTTTAACCAAATTAGGTTTCAAGCAAGTAAGCCGTCCTAAACGGCCATACTCAACTAAACTATATGACTATTTATAGACATGAGACAAGTAACAGCAACAGAAAAGTATAGAGCCGTTTTAGAAGGCAAAATGGCTAAGAAGGAGTTTGTTAGACAAATGAGACAACAACATCCTCAACATATTACCCAATTTAATGGATTTAAAGATTCAGTACAAATTCTTAAAAATAGAGGATTACTATTTGAATCTAAACCTACCGCAGTAGAGATATACGATGAAAGACCTGCATTAAATTATTCCTTAGATGCCTTAGATAGAGGAATAAGAATAGAGTTAGGTACTATGGGTATAGAATTAGGTACTGTCTTTAATAGAATTAACCCTGAAGATTTTTTAAAAGCTGAAAAGAAAGCCAAGGATAATTTAGAAAAAAATCCTACACATTATATAGATTTAATTGCTGGTGAATCTAATAATGTTGATAAACACGATAAAGATATTGAAGTAAAAAGAGGCGAAGGTAAAGTAGACGTTTTTAATGGATTAAAAAAAGCTGATCTAAGAGAAGCTAAATTAATGCTTAAAGAAGGTAGATTAGAAGATCTAGCAAAAAGATTAGGAGTTCCTGTTGATAAACTTAAAGCAGCAGCTGATAAGATTAGAGATATGGAAAGAGAAAAAGCTCAAAGAGATGCTATGAAAGTAGCTAAAATGGAAGATGTGCTAGATGAAGTAGAAGTTGAAGAAGAAATAGAGGTTAATGAGACTCCTATACTAAAAGAAGTAATAGCATCTGCTATAGGTAAAATAAAAGAAAAGTACGGTGAAATTCCCGGTATCAATGGACTTATAAAAGATTTTATAAAAACTCATTCTAAAGATATTATGGATGGAGCAGATCCGATAATTGAGTTTGATAATTTTGTAGAAGCAAATTACGATAGATTAGATGAAGCTGACAAAGACGATTTAACTCCTCTTCAAAAACATGTTTATAAGTACGAAAAAGATATTAGTGGACATGAGGAAGCAGAAAACTTTTTAGACGATATTAAAAAATTAAAAACACCAGACGATGTTCACGATTACTATGCTAATGAAAGAGGATGGGAAGGTGATAAAGATTTAGCTGACGATTTAGATAACATTTACAATCAAGTTAAAGCTAAATTTCCAAAATTGAGTGAGAAAAAAGGTAAAGATCATGATGGTGACGGAGATATAGATTCGGACGATTATATGGCTGCTAAAGATAAAGCTATCAAAAAAGCTATGGGCAAAGATAAAGATGAGAAAAATGAAGAGTTAGAACTTCCTCAATCGGCTTTGACTAGAATAAATACAGATATTAAAAATCCTAAAACTATGGCTCAATCTATATTACAGTATATAGATGCAGTTGATGATAAAGAGGATCCTAGTTTATTTAAAAATCAAAAATTAGCTAGAGCATTAGATATGCTAAAAGATTTAGCTGATGATCCTACTCAAGGGTTCGATAAGGATATCAATAAAGCAGTAAGTAAAGGAAAACTTAGAACAGGTGATATTGGTATTAATGAAGCGATTAAAAAATTAATAAAGAAAGTATTAAAAGAGGATACTCTTAATGAGGCAGCAACTAACTCATTAGCAGCATTGGCTGATAGTTATGGAGGATTTAAAGGTATGCAAGTAATACTTAATGACTTAGAAAATATCGTTACTGATATTGAATCTTATCATGCTCGTACTCAAGAAAAACTACAATCAGTATTTAATAAAGTAGGACAAGTAGAAAACGAAGAAGGCTTAAAAGTAGGAGGATTTTTAGCTCCAGCTATAGAAGCTGCTTTTGTTAAAGATCTTAGACCTGTAACTAGAAAAGGATATATGAAAGGAGTAGATATTCCTAAAGTACAATTCTTACCGAAAGACGTAAAAACTCCTAGTATGGAGGAAACACCTAAAAGAACAGTATTCGGACCTAACGAAAATAATAAATAATATGGCACAACTATTAGTAGACGTAACTCCATTTAAACCTACCATTAGAGAAGCTAAAGGTAGACCAGGAGTATTTGAAGTCGAAGGAGTAATGCAAAGAGCAACTGCTGAAAATCAAAATGGTAGAGTATATAGTAAAGCACTATTACAAAGAGAAGCAAAAAAGTATGTAGAAGAATTTGTTAAAAGAGGAAATGCTTTTGGAGAACTAGACCATCCTGAAACTCCAGTAGTATCCCTAAAAAATGCTTCGCATATTGTTAAAGAACTATATTGGAAAGGTAATGACTTAATGGGTAAAGTTGAGTTATTAAATACACCTGCTGGTAATATAGTAAAAGAAATTATCAAAGCTGGTCATACTATAGGAATCTCCTCAAGAGGTACTGGATCAGTTCAACAAACTAATGAAGGAACATTAGAAGTACAACCTGACTTTGAACTAGTTTGTTGGGATTTTGTATCTAATCCTTCAACTCATGGTGCATTTATGAACCCTGTATCGTTAAATGAAGGAAAAGCTAAAGTATCTAAATACAATAGCTTAGATTCTATTATTAACGATATATTAAGGGCATAATGAAACTTTCACAAATTTTATTAGAAGACGAAACTGACGAACTCGGAGCAGAATTACAAGATGCTTTTGAAGATGAGTTAGAAGATGGAGAGCTAAATGAAGCTTTACCTGTTATAGGGGTATTGAGCTGGGCTCTAGCATCTAATACTGTTCTTGATATTTTAGGTAAGTACGTCGGTAAAGCGTTAAGGAAACTTAATCTAAATAAAGCAGCGGATAAGGCAACAGCTATAAGTAAATGGGCTCATGAAAATGAAAAAAAGATGATAAGTACTATAGACAAGTCTATTACCCCTTTTGTCAAAGATGCTAAAAAACGTGATATAATAGCTCAGGGGTTTTTTATAGCAGTACTTTCAGGTTTAGGTTTCAAAGCCGGAGTTGGTGCTATCAACGCATTGAGAAAAGCTAAATTAAGTAAAGCAGGTTTAGCAGCTACCAAAGCAGCATTGAAAGGTAGAGATATTAGTCACGTAGGAAAGACCTTAGGAGCTCGTGCTGCTGAGTTTATGCCCTATAAATAACGGTTTCCAGAAATACTATATATTTATATAAAGAATATGCAATCCCTATATTGCATTTAAAAGTATTAATCCTAATTACGATTCTTAATAATCGTACATTCACAAATTTTTTAAAATGGCAAATAAAGATTTATTCAAGCAAGCTATTGCTGAAGCTAAATCTGTAAGAGAAGCTGCTATTGCTAACGCTAAGGAAGCATTAGAAGAAACTCTAACACCTCATCTAAAAGATATGTTGGCTGCAAAACTTCAAGAAATGGAAGATTCAAAAGTAGAGGAAATTAACGAAGAATCTATCGAAGAAGCTCCTGGAAAGAAGAAAAATTACGAAGGTAAAAAAGAAGATATGGATGAAGCTCCTGGAAAGGAAAAGAAACATATGGACGAAGCACCTGGTAAGAAAAAAGATCATATGGATGAAGCTCCTGGTAAGGAGAAGAAACATATGGACGAAGCCCACGACGATGAGATGGATGAAGCTCCTGGAAAGAAGCATCATGATATGGATGAAGCTATGGACGACGATGAGCACAATGAGGCTTACGACGAAAAAGACGAAGCAATGCATGCTGATGATGAGAAAAACGAAGCTGAGAATGATTCAGACGAATCTGATGACGAGGCTGGTGACCATGAAGAGCACCCAGATGGTGATGAGGATATTTCTAAATTAAGTGTTGATCAATTCAAAGACTTAATTAGAGATATTATCAATCAAGAAATGGGAGCTGGTGAAGAAGTTCCTGCAATGGACATGGACGGCGGTGATATCGAAGGTATGGGCGATGAAGCTCCTATCGAAGAACCTGCTATCGATGACGTTGAAGACGAGGAAGAAATTGACCTTGACGAACTTCTTAGAGAGCTAGAAGCTACAACGGAAGAAGTAGAAGAAGCTCATGGTGATAAAGATAAGGAAAAAATGGAAGAATCAGAAGTCGCTGTTAACGAGGATAAAGATCCTGGAGAAAAAGAAGCGGAAGAAGCTTTTGAAGAAGGTGATAACATTATCGAAGATGCTGAAAAAGAAGCATTAACTGAAGATAAAAGTGACCTATCTCAAGCTTTAGAAACTATCAAAACTCTAAAATCTGAATTGAATGAAGTAAATATTCTTAATTCAAAATTATTATACGTTAACAAGATTTTTAAATCTAACAACCTAACTGAATCACAAAAAGTTAACATTATAGCTGCTTTTGATAAAGCAGAAACTGTTAAAGAGGTTAAACTAGTTTATGAAACTGTATCTGATAATATCGTAGGTAAAAAAGAATCTACAGATACTATTAAAGAAAGTAAAACTAAATTAGGCATGGCATCTAAAGCTACAGGTACTACCGCTTCTAAACCAGAAGTAATTAACGAAGTATCTGATACTGTTAGAAGAATGCAAAAATTAGCCGGTATTATTAAATAATTTTAAACAATTTTAATTTAAACTTAATCATGGAAATTAACAACCTATTAGAGAGCTCAAATACTTATAAGAGCATGCTAAAGGATTCTGAAAAGTTAGCTAATAAATGGAACGATTCAGGTTTGTTAGAAGGTATCGAAGATAACAGAGTCAAAAATAACATGGCAGTTATCCTTGAAAACCAAGCAAAACAAATCGTTGCAGAAGCTAACGTAACAGGAGCTGGTGGATCTTTCTCAGCAGGAGAAGGTGAGCAGTGGGCTGGTGTAGCTCTTCCGTTAGTAAGAAAAGTATTTGCTCAAATCGTTGCTCAAGATTTCGTTTCTGTACAACCAATGAATTTACCATCTGGTCTAGTATTCTACTTAGACTTTAAATATGGATCTTCTTTTAGTGGAAGAACTGATGGTGATAACATGTACGGTAATGTATCTTCAGCTTCAAGTAAAATGAGTGTTGATGAGGAAGTATCAGGTGGTCTTTATGGCGCTGGTCAGTTTGGTTACTCAATCAAATCTGCTTCAGTAGCTGTACAAGTAGACACAGGATCTGCTACATCTTCTTCAATTGCTTACAATGATGACTTAACTATCACTGATTTTAAAACAGTAACTAAATCAATGACAGGTCAAAGCGCTGACTTAAAAGGCGTTAGAGCATTCAGATTATTATCTGGATCAACTGATATTACATCACACCCTGAACTAACTCAAGTATCTGGTGACGATGTAACATTCGTTGTAACTGCTTCTAACTTAAGTTTAGCTGCAGACGGAGGTATTACAGGTTCTGTTGTATTCTTCAAACAACCAACTGATAACACAAGAGGTGACTTTGAAGACGATGGATCTGCTGCAGTATCTAACGCATTCAGAATTCCTGAAATCGACGTAAAATTAGCTAGTGAAGCAATTGTTGCTAAAACTAGAAAATTAAAAGCACAATGGACTCCTGAGTTCGCTCAAGATCTTAACGCATACCACAGCATTGACGCTGAGGCTGAGTTAACTT